AACGCCAAGGATGAACGGCGCCCGTAGGGCGTCCGTTCGATCCGCCAGTTCGGCTGGCGGCAGATGCAACAGACAAGGATGCAGGAATGACCATGACACAGCGATACGCAGGCATGCTGCGGCGCCATGCAGGCGATTGGGACAAGCAGGGCATGCCGGCGCAGGCCGAGTGCTGCCGCCAGGCCGCGCGCCACATGGAAGAACTGCAAGCCAAACTGGACGCGGTACAGAGCCCGTGGCAGCCGATGAAGACCGCCCCCAAGGACGGCTGGGGCGTGCTGGTGCTGCTGGACGGCTCGGACATGCCGCACGGGGCGCGATGGCTGCACGGCAAGGACGACCCGCACGCCACCGAGGCCACCGAAGGGCCCGGATGGCACCTGACGTGGGATGGCTCGCCGGTCGCGCCGCACGATGGGCCGCGCTACTGGATGCACTGCCCAACTGACCCCGACGCAACATGAAGCCGAACTATCACTTGGAGAGGTGAACCAATGGAAGACTTTACCCGCGAATTGACCCCCGGCAACACCAAAGCCGCCATGAAGGCCGTCGCCCATCATGTCAGCCGTTCGACATCACGTTCCGCGCTGCATCTCGCCAAGCCAGAAGTGCTGTCTTGCCTGTGCCAAGGACTGTCTGCGGAACCTCATTGGTGTAGATCGTCCAGCAGTTGGCCCATGAGTGCGCCCCGGCCATCGGGTGTTCCCTGCGGACGATTGAGGATGGCGCAGTCTGCGCCCGCACAAAACGAGTTACGGCAGCCTCTACCGTCATGATGTCGAACCCTCCGCTCCAGCGGTACGCTCGCTATGCTCGCGCCCCTGAGCTTGGTCGTTAGCCGGCACCCTGTCTGCCAGGTTCAGCACCATCGCTCCAAGCTCCTGAATGTGATCGAGGGCAATCGCCAAGTGTCGCCGGTCATGCGGTCCGGGTTTGTCCTCGAGCATGAATCCAAAGTCTTCGTTGTCGAAAGCCGCAAGAAATTGCAGTGCGACTTTGGCCTTCTGCTTCGCAAGCTCCGGGTGCAGTTCTGCCATCTCAGTCCTTTCCGCCGGTCGTGCCGGCTAACACCACGGTCGAGGTCGCGGCTTCGCCGCTGGACGCTTCGCCGGCAAGCCGTCGGCGCTCTATCGCTACATCATCCAACGCGTGCCGACGGTTGACCTCTCTAACATTGAGGACGCGCCCTTTTAAAACCAGTCCGGGTCGCCTGGTTGGGGCTGGCGGCTCCATTCGGGGACGGGAGCGACCGGTGTCGAGGCAATCGTTTTGCCGTGCACTCTCTCCCTCAATGCCTGACCGTCAGCGCTATGTGCATTAGTCAAACTGACCGCCAACGCACGAATCTGGGGCAAATCTCCCTCATGACAATTGAACTTGTAAAGGGCCGCCCCTCCCGCGTTATCCGTCGGCAGAAGGCCGGGATGCACGTCGCCAAGCATGAGGACCGGGAAACGGGCCAACGTCATAGCATAGGCCGCCGCTGCGAATACCTCTAAATCAATAGCAAATAGCCTGAATTTTGCCTGCACCAATGCCCCTTTAGCCTCCCGCCTGGCGTCCACATTAGCGTCGACCGGGCGACCGTTGGCCAACTTCACGCACGTCGAACATGCTCCGTTTTTGACGTAGCGGTAAGAATCATGGCCACGCTTGCATACTTTGCCCGTATAGAAGGTCGCCAAACCTTTAGCCACCGCGTCCTTTTTGCTGATAATGTCCATGTAGACCTCCGTTAGTATCTATAACTCCGGTGCGTATAGCCCCGAACTTACACCCCGCGCACGTTTTTGTCTACTACCGCTACTTTTATACGTCTACATATAGTTATAGATGCTATATCTATATGTAGTGTACGTTACCTGCTATACGATATTATATAAGGGTACAGGGGTAATAATAGAGTAAACTGATAGTAAACAAAGATTTGCGTTACCACCCCTAGAAAACCCCGAGTTTTCGATCGGGGTAACGCCCATTTGTGGTTGGCAATGTGGGTGTCGTTGGGCTATACTCCGGCATATGAGCCCTCAAGAATTCCGTTTTGCTATAGAGTATTGCGTTGATTACAATGCAACGAAGGCTGCTATTCGTGCAGGCTATTCGGCAAAATCCGCCGGTACGCTCGGCAATCGGTTGTTGCAAAAAGTCGAAATTAAGGCTGCCATCGCGGAGCACCTGGAAAATTGCCGTGTTGCTAGTGGCATAACCGTTGAAGGAATCCTTCGCCGCTGGTGGGAGATAGCGAACGCTGACGCCAACGAGTTGGTCGAAATGCGCCGGGAGTGTTGCCGCCATTGCTGGGGCGTTGCCAACGGGTACCAATGGACGGAGGCCGAATACATGCGTGCCGTCGACCATGCTGTGGAGTCTGGAAAGCCTGCCCCCGACGGTCTTGGCGGCTTTGGGTACGACGCTAACCGGGCGCCCAATCCGCATTGCCCGGAGTGCCACGGCAACGGCTGGGAGCGCGCGCATATCCATGACACCCGGAAGCTATCGCCAGCCGCGCGTCGGCTGTATGCTGGCATACAGAAGACGAAGGACGGCTTTAAGGTGCTGACCCGGGACCAAGACGCCGCATTGTCCAACCTGGCCCGCTATTTCCAAATGTTTGAAGAGAAGCCCAAGTCGACCGACGTTGGCCTGGTTGACGCCCTTAAAACCCTTGCCGAAAGGTTGCCTGTATGACGACAGTCGCATTCGATGGCTGCACGATGGCGGCAGATACCTTGGCCACGGATGCTTGGGGGATGAAAGAGCGTGTCGACGACAAAATTCTTCGCGGCTCCAATTTTTTGGTTGGGGCTGCTGGTCAGTATGGCGCAATCAAGCGCTGGTGGGCTCAGGTTTGCCATCTCGACTTGGAGCACGTCTTGGACTATGGATACCCGGACTTTAATGCTGACCGAGACGACCCGGCCATTCTTCTTACGGACGGCCGCCACATTTGGCGCCACGTTACGGGCGGTTTCTTCCGTGTCTCCCGCGGCTTCCATGCCGTTGGTTCTGGCCGCGACTATGCGTTGGCCGCTATGCACTTGGGGAAGACCGCCGCGGAGGCTGTAGCCATTGCCATGGAGTTTGACAATGGGACCGGTGGAGATATCGTAACGGAGACCATGCGATAATGCTATCCGCGCGTAACTGCCTATTCCTGGCGGCCATCGTTACCGCCCCCGCAGCGCCGGCCGTCTCCGTGCTCCTCTTGCTGGTTGCCGCCGGGCTATGAGTGCTCCAGCAAGCGAGCGAGAGCTGGCCCGCTGGTATCCCTTGACGGAGCACCCGACGCAACGGGCGCTCGTTGAGGACAAGGTGCGCTTTAAGGTTGTCCCCGCTGGCCGCCGCTCAGGCAAGACGGAGCGCGCCAAGCGCTTCATTGCCCGGGAGGCCATGCGGGAGCCGGGCGCCTACTTTCTGGCCGCGCCGACCCGGGACCAAGTGAAGCGGATTTACTGGCAGGATATGAAAAAGCTTTGCTTTAGCTCCTTGCTGCCGGAGAAGCCGCGGGAAACGGAGTTGATTATTCCGTTCCCCAACGGGTCGACAATCTCCCTCGTTGGCCTGGACCAGCCCCAGCGCATGGAGGGCATTATCTGGACCGGGGGCGTAATCGACGAGATTGCGGACGTCCACGACCACGCTTGGCCGGAGAACATAAGCCCCGCCCTGGATACGGTCGACCCGCGGCGGCCGGACTTCCGGGCATGGTGCTGGCTCATTGGCGTGCCGGACGGTCTTAATCATTACTATGACATGGCGGAATATGCCCGCCAGGGGAGCGACCCGGATTGGAAGCTCTACACGTGGAAGTCGTCCGATATCCTCCCGCCCGACGTCATTGAGGCGGCCAAGCGCCGCATGTCTCCCCGCCAGTATCGGCAAGAGTATGAAGCCAGTTTCGAGACGGCCAGCGGCCGGGTGTACGAGGATTACGGGCCATGGAATTACACCAATGAAACCATTGGACCACATGAACAGCTCATGTGGCACCACGACTTTAACTTTACGCCCATGTCCTCCGGCGTTGGGGTGCGTCGCGGCGACGCCTTCTACATCCTCGACGAGATTGTGTTGCAATCCGCGGTTGCCAGGCAGTCGGCGGTAGAGTTCGTCGAGAAATATAAAAACCATCTAAACCGCAATGTGATTATCTACGGCGACCCGGCTGGCCGCGCTGGGGAGAAGCATGGCCACGCCAGCGATTACACGGAAATGGAGCAAGTGTTACGGGCCGCCGGCTGGAATGTCACGCGCAAAGTAAAGGCTGCCGCCCCTGCCATCAAAGACCGGCAAAACGCGGTGCGTGCCAAGATACGCAACGCTGCCGGGGAGTCCTCCTTGTTCGTCAATCCGGAGCGGGCAAAGTACGTGCACAAGGGCTTCGCCACGGTGCAGATAAAGCCGGGCTCGACCTTCATTGAGCAGGATAGCGAGTACCAACACATAACCACGGCCGTCGGCTATTGCGTCGACTATGAGTGGCCAATCCGGTACGATAAGCCTCAAACGAATACCGCCCCCGTGGCGACGACCAACCATTACGCCAAACGAGGGTAAACCCATGGCCCGCGAAACCAAAGAGCAACGCCTTAACCGAATCCACAGGGAAGCCCTGGCGGAATTCGACACAATCCAAGCCGCCCTTCGTGACGAACGCCTGCAATGTTTGCAGGACCGCCGCTTTTACTCTATCGCCGGGGCGCAATGGGAGGGGCCGTTGGGCCTCCAATTCGAGAACAAGCCGCGCTTTGAGGTCAATAAGGTGCACTTGGCGGTAATTCGCATCATCAATGAATATCGGAACAACCGCATATCCGTGGCCTTCTCATCCAAGGCAGGCGAGGACCGGGACGACCTGGCCGAAACTTGCGCCAGTCTCTACCGGGCGGACGAGCAAGACAGCACCGCGGAGGAAGCCTACGACAACGCTTTCGAGGAAGCGGTCGGTGGAGGCTTCGGCGCCTGGCGCCTCCGGGCGGAGTATGAGAACGACGAGGACGAAGACGACGAACGCCAGCGTATTCGCATTGAGCCCATTTTCGACGCCGACTCCTCCGTCTTCTTTGACCTCAACGCCAAGCGCCAGGACAAGGCAGACGCGACCAGGTGTTACGTTCTCACGGCCATGAGCCGGGACGCCTACAAGGAGGAATGGGGAGACGACCCGGCCTCCTGGCCAAAGCAAGTGCACCAACGGGCCTTTGACTGGATGACCCCCGACGTTGTCTATGTTGCGGAACTGTACCGCGTGGAAGACGCGTCGGAATACGTCCATTGGTATCGCAACCAATTGGACGAGGAAAAGAAGGTGCGCGACTCGGACTTCGATGACGACGAGACGCTTGAGGAAACCTTGGCGGCCACGGGTTGGCATGAAGTTCGCCAAAAGAAGGTGAAGAAGCGCCAGGTTCACAAGTACATCATGTCGGGCTCCAAGGTGCTGGAGGATTGCGGTATCATCGCCGGCCGCTGCATCCCGATTATTCCGGTTTACGGCAAACGTTGGTTCGTCGACAACGTGGAGCGCTGCATGGGGCACGTGCGCCTCAGCAAAGACCCCCAGCGGCTCAAGAATATGCAGCTCTCCAAGCTCGGGGAGTATGCGGCTTACTCGGCTATCGAGAAGCCCATTTTCACCCCGGAGCAAATCGCCGGCCACCAACAAATTTGGGCCGATGACAACATCAAAAATTACCCGTACCTCCTGGTCAATCAGCTCACGGATCCCAACGGCAACCCGGCCGCCATCGGCCCGCAAAGCTACACCAAGGCGCCGGACATTCCGCCGGCAATGGCCGCCCTCTTGCAAGTTACGGAGCAAGACATGCAGGACGTATTGGGCAACCAGCAAGCCGGTGAACAGATGCAACCCAACCTTAGCGGCAAGGCCGTCGAGTTGATCCAAAACCGCCTGGACATGCAAACGTTTATTTACGTCTCCAACATGGCCAAGTCAATCAAGCGCTCCGGTGAAGTGTGGCTATCCATGGCCAAAGACATTTTTGTCGAAGATGGCCGGAAGATGAAAGGCGTCGGCCCCCAAGGCGAGGTGGAGCAAATCGAACTTATGCGACCCGTGGCGCAAGAGGACGGGTCGACCACGCTTGAAAACGATTTGAGCGACGCGGATTTTGACGTCGCCGT